TTAAGATTTAAATTACCTTTGTAGGTTAGGTTTGCTTCACCTTCTACAATGACTTCATTACTACCATGACATACTTCTACTTTGTTCTTCGTAGATACAACAAGTACTGTGCCATCAGGTCGCAGTTCTATACCAGCACCTGTTTTATGTTTAATGAGTACACGCTCGCCTGCGGGTGTATCATTTAATTCTATGACATGACCAGATGCAGTCTCTCTTATATCTGCTTTAGTATAATACGTCTCAGCGCCAGGGTCTAGACTTAAACTAACACCTGCTACGGAACCGCCAATAGATAATTGATGACCTCCACCGCCTCTTGCACCTGCATTAATAGATGACTGATTATTATTATCTTTACGTGGATACTCATTATTAGGATCTACAAATGCTTTTTTGTTAGTACCCTGAGTGTCAGCTTTACCTTGGCCTAGTCTTAATATTCTATCTAAATAATTATCGTTTCTAGTTGTCATATGTAATTCACTCCGGTTAGTTCGGATAATTGCTCGAACGATACAGATGATTCATTAGTATCACCTCTTTTAAAATGATTTTCTTTATTAAACACTGTTTTTACAAATTTTTGAACATCAAAACCAGGATCTTTATTTGATATGCTTACATCGCTGTGACCCCATGCTTGCCCAGCAGGTATTACTGTATAGAATGCTTCACAAAACATAGTAAAAGTATTCATTTGTGATCTCGTAAAGCTTTCTGATGATAGGAATCTATCAACATTCTTTGTTCCCGTAGAAGCATTTAATCCACCAACAAACGCAATACCAATAGAATATCGATTATGATTAAATTCTTGTGCATGATCACCAATTAGAGTCAGTGGTCTACCTCTTTGCAGTTTACCATCTCGAGTAATAATATAGTGATAACCAATACCTGTGTAACCTTTGCCTATGTGCCATTCATGCACATCTTCTGCTGTTATATTCTGATTTTTAAAAGTTTCTGTCCAATGTACGACAAACTCTGAAATATCTCTAGGACAATTTCTGATTTCAGATACTAATTCTTCTTTTGTTCCTATTACATCAAATCTATATGAGCCAAACGTTGGTGTGTTTTCAGATAACCATAAACTTTCTTGAGAAGTTAACTCATAAGCTGGTACAGTATTATTACCTACTAGTTCTTTTATTTTTTTATCTTCTACACTATTTTGTGATACTGGTACTTCATTTAATTTTGTTTCTATTTCAGTGGCAGACAAAGTAGAGTTTTGTTCTAGTAATCTTACTGCATCTACTTTTCTATTTGATAATAACAGATTGATTATTGTTTGAGTAAATGCATTTGATATATTAGGAACTATTTCACCTAATATCGGGAATATACCATTTTGTATATTGAGTATACAATTACCTAATAATGAATTCGTATTATTACCAATTATATTATTAAAAGATAAATTGAAGTTGTTTATAGATGTAGAAAATCCAGTCTTTGCATCTACTCCATCATTTAATACTATATCAATATCTAATACTATTGGCTTTGCATCTTCTACTGCAATAGCCTTTAATTCATTTCTATATGTACTAGCACTAGTATTTGTAACTGTTGCTAATGATTGACCCACTGCTTGTGGTGATCCTGATCCGATTACAGTATTCAATCGACCTGCATTAGATCGTGTACCTGTAATGAGATTAATATCTGAATCATCTGAATCATTGACACTTGTTGCCGGCAGCACTGTGTCGAGCTGTGCAATAGATGGAGCAACATTAATATTAGAAATGCTTTTAATACCACTAATTGTCTGATCACTCTCAAGTAGAGATTCAGATTGCAGTTTAGTTGCATTAGCGGCCTGCAATGCTTTTTCTCCAACTATAATAAAGTTAGAGTTCTTGAATGCAGTTAATAACGTTAGATTGATATCTGTCTTATCAATACTCATCCAAAAGTCTCCAGAGTTTGTTTAGCATATTTAATTCTATTAGGTAAATCTGCTTCTGCTGCACCAGGTCTTTCATACTTATCCATAAAAGTTTTAGTCGCAATTTCAATATTATCTGTTGCAACTACATCATTATATCCGTAAAAACCAGGTCTTTGAGTTTTAAAATCCCAATGAAAAAATTGTAATTGAGTTAATAAAGCATCATCATCTACTGGTGATCCAGGGTCTCCTGTATCCCATTTTAATCTTCTATCATTAGCCCATGCTACTAGCTCTTGGTATCTCAAGGCACCAGGCTGTGGATTCCATTGAGCTATACCATATGATTTTGAAAAAGGATTTCTTGCATTTGGCCTAATACCTTGACCTTGTCCCTGAGATTCTTTCATAAAGTTACCAATAATAGCGGCTGCTGTTACAGGTTTGTATCCATTACTAATTAGAAAGTTATATGCTTTTTCTACGTTTTTCGTACCTACTAATCCTTTTTCATATGCAATTGCACCTTTATTAGGTACCTCACTATTTGTTTTAGTATTAGGTACATCTTGTGTTGATACTTCTGGCGCATCATTATTTTTTGACGTATTTTGTTCAGTATCTAAAACTTCTACTCTTGGCATAGAACCTAAAATCATAGGCTGCTGTGACATATCACCGTCTGTAAAAATACCAAACACCATTGCTCCGGGTTTTAAATTTGGATTTCTACCTAATCCGCTCACACCGTCTTCGGTTGTAGGTATCATCACTGTAGCCCAAGGTAATGATGACTCAGGTACTTCATCTAAGTTCTCACCATGAACTCCGTAAATTCTTACGCGAACACGACCTAGATGTAATGGATCTGAAATACATTCACAAATCCCTATAAACCATCTTAATTTATCACCATAAAAGTTATTCATAGCTTGTATACCCAGTAGGACCGATTGCAACGGTCTGATCTGTTGCGTTTGATAATTTACTGCAAGTCAAACCCATTGTATATTTATTTTCAGAAAACATGTGTTTTGTTTGTAATACGATATATGGTCCGGACGTTATTTCATCTATAACTCCGGCAGTATATTTTGGTAAATTAATAAGTATTTGTTCTCCTACAAACACTATATCGTCTTCTAAGTAATTCAATATTCCAGGTAAAACTATGTTTATTTTTTTCTTTTCTAATGCAGCAATAAGAGAATTAGCTTTCATTTTATTCATATGCTTTTCAATATCAGCTTCATCATGATATCCAAGTTCATCTGCAGTAGTATAGTTTACTAAATTAAAAATTA